CAATTCGTTGGATAGCGGCCGAAGGCGTTCCACTTCGTTACGGAGGATGCTGATCATGCTGCTTTACTCCGCAGTTTCTCCTCATATCCGTCCACCAGCAGCTTGAACTCCCAAAGCTCCTCTTCAAGCTTGTCGATGTAGTTGTCGTCGCGCTTGAATTCCTGCCACCACAACTGGCGTCCGACCGACTCAAGGGCTGGACAGTACATCCCGATGTGCCACCACTTGCGACCGGTGATCCACATGCACCCCTGTACCTGGTCCATGATCTCGCTGGCGTCATTGTCTATGTGGAACGACCGAAGTTTTTCAGGGGCGAGGAAGCACTTGTACTCCGAGCCGCCATCTTCGCCGATGAAGCCATCTGCACTGGCGCCAAATGCGCCGTCGTCGGTTTTGACCAGTCCGACCTGGGTGACAATCAAACCAGTTTGAGCTTCATGCTCCATGCGGGCCTGTGGTTCCAGCTCATGCCCCCGGCGCATTTGCCAGGTCTCAAAGCCGCCATCAAGGGGCTTGCCGCTGATCCGCTCCACAGCCAGTCGGAATGCATAATCCTGAGCCTTGGCGGTTGGTTCGCCCTTGTTCGGTCCTGACTTGAGCTTCGCTCGCGCATCGCCAAACATGCTGGCGGTGATAACTCCGGCTCGCTCCTGGTGCCACTCTTCCGACCCCTGCGCGCAATTCACGATGATCATTCTGGGACCTCCTCAAATTCAACTTCTTCGTCGGCTGGTGGTTCGGGCTGCTGGTCTGCGACGTCCTCGCTTTCCGGCTTGGCCTCTTCGGTGGCCTTGAGCTTCACTCCGCACGCCACCACCGCGGCCTTGAACAGGTCGTAGGCTGTTGTGTCCTTGGCGTCATTGATGACAGCCACCCCAGCCTTCCAAACTTCTGTCAGTGCGTCGGGCGTGATTGCAGCTTCGGCCTGGGCAATCCAGTGAGCTGACAGGGCAGGGTCATGGGGGGCTGGTGTGGCCTTCTGGCTTTGCGCCTGAGCCTGAGCCTGCTCCTGTGGCCGCAGCTCCTCGGGTAGATCCTCGATATCCTGCGTGAAGATGTCCGATGCCGCAGTGACGTTGAGCGTCATGGCGATCATGGCCCGCTTGCAGGCCATCTTGAGGATGGTGTTGGCCAGGTCTGCTGGTTCGGTGCGGATCTGGTCGGCCGTATTACCGTTTTTGTAATATTTCTTCCGGCGCAGATTCTCCGGAGTGGCGTCCAATTCCGCTTTGCAGATGACGCCGCGCCACTTGTACTTCTCTTCGCTGGATGAGCATTCGCCGACGCCTTCGCCGAGAGCAACACCGGTCATCTGGTGACGACCAACACAAGTGACCCGGTAGCGCGCTACACCTGGGCCGGAAAGATCTTCAATTCGGTATTCCTGCGCAACCCGGAAGGTCACACAAAGCACCTCTGCACCCGGCTTGTACAGGGTTGGTTTCTGGGTTCCAGGGATGGTGCCGTAGTGCGTTTCACGCTTCATGATGCCCTGCATCACTTCCTGCACCAGGTTAACGCGCTGGCGAATCTCTACGGCCGAGAAGCGGTGAACCTCGGCGGCAGTAAGGCCGGCGCTTTCGCGTGCCGGCATTTGAATGATCTCGTTCATGACGACCTCAGTAAGTGATGGCGATGGCTGGAATTTTGCGCTGAGCAATCAAGGTGACTGCCTGTTTCGCGCATTCCACGGGCATACCGCCGGCGATAAATGCGTCCAGCGCTGCCCGGTTGATCTTTGCTTTGTGCGCCTTGTCCGCTTCCCGCGCGGCGGCTTGGCGGTTGATCTCGTCGGCAGCGGCATTTGCCCGTGCGATCTCTGCGAGTCTCGCTCGCTCAGCGGCTTCAGCTTGGCGGCGCTCCGAGTCAATGCGCTCTTGTTCTGCACGCTGCTCAGCAGCGACTCGATCGGCTTCGGCCTGAGCCATCGCTTGCTTATGTCGCTGCTCGTCTTCGATCTTCTGTTGCGCGGCGCGCTGCTCCGATTCAATCTTGTCCCGCGCTGCTTGGGCGGCGGCGCGCTCCGATTGCTCAGCAGCCAGCTTCAACTCCAGCTCGCGGCGATCAGCGGCGGCTTTTGCTTCGGCTTCACGCTTGGCTGCGGCATCACGTTCTGCCTGTGCACGCTGCTCGGCTTCGCGGCGGGCGCGCTCCTCAGCTTCGCGGGCGATTTTGGCGTCACGCTCGCGCTGGGCCTGCGCTTCTGTTTCGGCGCGCAGCCTGACCAGTTCGGCCTGCTCGGCTTCGTACTGGGTGCGCTCGGCGTGCAGGGTGCGCAGCTTCGCCAGGGTCTGGTCTTTCACCTGGGCGGCTTCGGCCAGGAACTCTTCCCAAGCATCGTTGATTTCAATGGCTTCGAGGTCGGCGATCAACTGGGTAACTATGGACGCCGAAGGTGTTTCGCCGAACAGCGCCATACCCTTGATCTGCTGGATGCCTTCGTTGTGCTTGGCAACCCGCGCATCTTCGGCCGCCTGCCAATCATCCAGCGGCTGCCGCACCTCCTTCTGCCATGACTCCAGCGTGTCCCATACGCGCTTGCGTTCGGCGTCGATCAGCTTCGGGATCTCCTTTTGCTTTGCGGAGATCTCTTTGCCTACCGCTTCAAGTGCGTTTTTTGATTTTGCGATCTGGTGCGCCATCGATGCGTAAGCTTTGCGGCCTTTGTCCGTTTTCAGGTCGGGTAGCACTTTGTTGAATTCGTCGACCTTGGCGCGGACTTGATCAAGCCAAGGGTCGAGGCCTTTCACAGTGCTAAATACGGCCAGTGCTGTTTCTAGTGGCGGCACGACAGCCAGTTGAGTTTCTGCGGACATGGGGATTCCTTGCCGCGATGCTCGCAGCGATTGAAGGTGTGGGTTATTGAGTGATCAGGCCGCCGATGGCGGGAGCCAAGAAAACGATGGTGAGGAAGGTCAGACCAACGATGGCCGACAGAGCGCGGATGGCGCGGCGCCGGTGCCGCTGGTGGGTGGTCACGCCTTTACTTCGTAGGCGACAGTCCACTCACCGCACAAGCAAGCCCGGCGGCTCCAGGCGTGGACGTTTTCGATACCGGCGTCGTAGGCCAGCGACAGAACGCCGAGCCAGGACTTGTGGGTAAATGCCAGGGTCATGGTGTTCATGCGGCGGCCCTCTTGAGCTGCTCGTTGCGCTCGACGAACTTGTCGTCCAGCGCATCGCGGTAACGGTTGGCAGTAGCGGTGTCGACCAGATCGGCAAACTCGGCCATTTCGATCATGCCCATGACGAAGGTGCGGTCCGGCACAGGAGTGAAGGACTTCTTCATCCTGGCGATTTCCAGGCCCAGGCGGGCGAGAGTGGTAGGGTTGCTCATAGCTCGTCATCCTCGGCCTGGGCGGCCAGTGCGTCGTCAGCCAGGGGCCGAAGTAGGGCCTCTGCAATTTCGCCAATCTTGCCGAAGGGGTGATCGCTGCGGCCCAGCAGCTCGGCGGCGGCGTCTTTGTCGGCACGGCCACAGTTGTTGGCGACCAAAAGTCGCCCAAGGGCTGGCGTGCCTACCTCAAAGTCTGCCTGCCGGGCGTTCGCCAGTTCATCCGCCGCCAGCTCCAGCTGGGCCACCGTTACGCAGCGCGGCGACCTCATGCGCAGCTGAACCTTCACGTCTGCACCAAACCGCACCAACTGCTCCGTGGCGTTGTACAGCCACTCCTTGCGGGCAATCTCTACCGCCGACTCGCTCACTGGAGGCGGCAACTGAGCGTCGTAACGCTCCTGGCATGTCTTCAATGCTGCGTTCATGGTCGCCTCCAAGGTGACGTGATCAATTCAGGCCGCCATCGCTGGCGCCGTATTCCCAATCTGAAATTCCATCAAGCGGGTTTTCATCGTCCCAGTCCTTGTCAGCTCTGCGGCTGGCCGGCACACCGTGATACCTATCGGCACGGCCTGTAAGTCGATCCGCGTATTTGGCAATGTTGCTGCGCTTATTGCCGGGACTGGCTTTTTCCCAAAAGGCTTTGGTGGCACCGTACTTTTGCTTGCTGGCCTTGCATGACTTGGAGCAAAACTTGCCCCATCCGCGCTTTCGGTCGGCAACGCGTGCGGTGAATTTGCCCTCGCACCATGCGCAACTGACTTCAACTGTTGCGCTCATGGCGACCTCCAGTGTTTGGGCTTAGGCAGAGACTGCGACCGGAACAGCTTCACGAAAGCGCGAAGGGCTCCAGTCGCAAGACTCGTCAGCAGGAATGTGTCCGAACATCGCGGTGCAGCGTTTGCAATGCACGCAGTCGCCGCACGTCTTGCCCTCTGGCAGGTTCATCTGGTCAGTGTTATCCGCCGACCGTGTATAGGGCGCTCGTTGCTCAGGCATGACTCTCTCCATTCGTTGGTTCACCTGTATTCGTCAACACTCATGCCTCCCGCTGTTTGCCGATGGGCGCAGGGGAGGTTGCTGGCGGGTAGAGGCGAGGCGTAAAAAAGCCCAGTCGAAACCGGGCTTTTCCCTCTTTTCGTAACAAGCCTGCCGGGCGCATGAGGCGTCGGGCAGATATTGGCTAGTCCATGATGAAAACCTCCGTTATTCGCTCACTGGGAAGGCAGTGGACACCTATGAGAAAGGGGTGCCGGTCTTTGCCGGCTGTCAGGGATTGATTTGTCGACGCTTCTCACGCCGTCGGTTAATGGCACCGAACGCCTGATGCAGATGACCGGTGCTGATCCCGGCATGACTATTAGCGGCCTTAGTGACACCGGAGTTTCACCGGGGCGAAGGTTTCAGCCGCTTATTCTTGGACTCGCCGTGGCCATCTGGGCGCTTACTCACTCTGCCGGCCACGATTCCCGCGATCCCTCAGGTCTTACACTTGCGCATCAGCCTGCGTATTCATCTGCTGGTGTTGCGGTGATGCAGGTGTCCAGCGTCTGCTGGGTTGGCTTCCGCATCGGGGTGTGATCTGGCCGGTGCTGGATCTATCCGGCTTGGTGGCAATAGCCGAAATCCACCTGGTCCTTTAGCGCATCAGCCTGCGCATTCAGATCACACCCCGATGCGCTCTCATAGAGAGGATCGGGCAGTTAACGACAGGCTGTCGTGTTTGCTACAGGTGCCGGTACTGAGCTGATGTTCTTCCGTGGTTTTCGTGAAAACCGTGCTCTACCTCTGCGGCCTTTCGTGCTGTCGCTGCGTCTTCAATATTGCTGAACATGCCAAGGTATATGTATTTGCCATCTACTCGGATCTGAGCGAGCCATTTCGAGTAGCGCTTATGCCAGCAAACGCCGGTGACGCCGCTCTTGTTGCCGCTTTGTTTGCGCTGGTTTCTGCCGTTCTGCTTGTTTGAGACCAGCCGCAGGTTGCAGAACCGATCATCCGACCTGATGCCGTTGATATGGTCGATCTGGCCTTCAGGCTGCTCGCCGGTCATATAGAGCCAAGCAAGTCGATTTGCACGGTGCTTAATAGCGTCGATACGAATCACCAGATACCCCTCAGCATCAAGAGCTCCAGCAGATGATCCATCGCGCACGCCCTGACGACCTTTGTGGCGCATGGCCCCTGTTTCTGGGTCGTAGACAATTACCTGCTTCAGCCGCTCCAGCGTAAGGAGCGAAGTCATCGAGGTCATAAGTAGTCTCCGGGTTGTTTTCCCGATGCCCACCGCTCTGGATGGGCATCAGTTAAAAGGTCCGTCATGCAAAAACGTTGTTGTCGTACTGCCGGGCGCCTGTGTCGCAATGGCTATGGCCTTGGGCGATGGCGTCGTAGTGGTAGAACAGCGAACCAGTAGCGCGGCACTCTCCGCTTTCTTCATCAGCGATCACTACCGCTGTGATCCGAGTGTTGCGTGCGCTGCTGGTGAAATGAGCGCTGTATTCACCCAGGCGGGCGATGGTCTTGCCGTTTTCTTCTGTGCTGGTGAAGTTGAACATTGCGCTGCCCTCCAGGGCTCGGTTGGCTTCCCGTTAAGCCCTGTCGCCAAGGCCTATCGGTGAAGCCCCGGTCACGCTGCTGGCGTCAGACCGGGTTTGTTGCGTCAGCGGTGTGGCCCGTTGCCCGCTGCTGATTGCAGGGCTGGCCGGTCGTCTTCGTGGGT